ATTACATTGTTGCAGCCGCTAAGCCACATCAGTGAGTCTGTAGGCAATCAAACCAATTTACGCACGATTAAAGTGACAGATTTAGAGGGCAATCCCTCTGAGGTGTTTTGTCTTTCTGGTAACTCGCTACGCAATCGTATTTTGAGACGCTGTGGTATTGATTCTTTCCTCTCTCAGATTGGTGTGCAAGTATCGCCAACGATGCATCATGCTTTATTTTGTGGCGGCGCGATCGATGGCGGTACTGGTAACGATTTGGATTTAGATAAAAAGATTAGGCAACTTTTGCCATGCCTCTCAGTATTAGGAACCGCAAAGCCTAAAGGTTTATTTGGTGTATCTGATGCTCAGATGGTACATGGTCGGATCGCTGTTGGTGATGCCTATCTGGTTTGTGTAGAAAGCGCTGAGTATATTTATCGACAATTCCCCCCCGTGTTGCCACTTGATGTTATTTCAGCGCTAGAACAGATTGTCGATGGTAAGCAGTTACAGCACTCGCAACGGGTGAATCAGTGGCTAGGGATTGATACCAAAGTTAGTCAGTACGATCTAAAAGCTTTGCTTGATGAGTGGCTACCATTCTTAGGCGATCGCCTCCGATATTATTCTGATTGGCTTACCTATAACCAGAAAACAAGGCGCGATTCACTGCATGATCCTAACTTTGCAAAACATTTGATTGGTGCTAATCCACAGCCAAAAATCGGACAGGGTGACTTATTTGTAATTGCTGATGAGTCTCCAAAAGCTGACAAAAAGAAGCCCGAAAAAGAGAAAAGCCAACAGATGATTATGGGTAATTGGCTACTCCAAACAGGCGCAACTTTGTACTCTTATTGGAGCGCAAACGTCACCAGAATCGAAGAAGGTTTTATTGCTGATGCATTACTCAAGTTTGCAGAATCGCCATACTTAGGCGGTCAATCTGGTACGGGTTGCGGACTATGCTCTATGCAGTTTTGGTTTGAGACCGCTGACGGCGATCGCGGTGAGTTTATGACGATTACACCTCACGCTCAAAAACTAAGCGATCGCGCCTCTGAATCCCATGCAAGGTATAAAGAATATCTCGAAGATTACAAAGGGTTTTTGGCAGATTCTAAAAGCGATATTAGGAGTTTGCTGAATGGATAACATCCAAATAATCGCACACATGGCAACGCCGCTAGTTGCCTATGACGATTGGAGTCCGAGCTTTGATGCTCTGATTGAGTATCAATTGTTAGACCAATTAGGGTTAATCACGCCTAATCCAACGGCTGCGGATGCCAAAAAGAATCTGCCCTTGATTTTTGATGAAATGCCGATCGCTCGTAAGACGCTCAAAGGCGAGTGGTATTGGGCCGTGAGTTCACCACACTACATCGAAAATCATCAACAAACTCAGCGTTACCGTAAGCGATGGGACAAGCAAGAACTACACCTTGATTGGGGTAAAAAGAAGGCCAAGGTTGATAGTTCGCAAGGGCATTTTAAAGCCTATGATTTACCACGATATGATCGCGAAATGCAGACTATACACTGGTTTGCGATTGGCAATGCTGACAAGATTAGCGAACTAATTCTAAATGTTACGAACCTTGGCAAGAAGCGATCGCAAGGTTGCGGACAGGTACACAAATGGGAAGTACTTCCTTTTGAACATGATTGGCATTTGTGGAGAGGTGATAGTTTAGCCCGACCAATGCCAATTAATATGATTCCACAACCTCAATCTATCAATATGATGAACTGGGGGTGGCGAACACCGTATTTTGTGCAATCAAATAGAACTATGTGCTATATGCCAACGGATAATGTATGGAGAGAATAGAACGCGATGCTTTTTTAGCTCATGCGACACTGCCAACATTTAAGCGCAAAGTTGAGAAAGCTAAAGAGATTATTCGAGAGGCTTTAGCGATCGCCCCTTCTTATGTTGCGGTGTCATGGGGTAAAGATTCAGTTGTAATGCTTCATTTAGTGCAGTCTATTTGTCCTGATATTTTGGCTGTGTTTTTAGGGCATTCTGAGCAGGATTTAATCACCAATTTTAGTGGAGTGCAAAACTCTTATTTAACTAAATTTGCAAGTAATTACAAAGCTATTTTTTTAGATAGAAATCAAGAACTTGAGTATTCCCCAACTAAGATAAAAGACGCTTTAGACCGTTTGCAAATACCACTAGCTTTTGTTGGTGTACGCTCAGAAGAAAGCAAGGTTAGACGATTTTCTGTTAAGAAATATGGCTATATTTATCAGTATAAAGCTGGTAATTTTAGATGCTATCCTATTGCTAATTTTTCATGGATAGATATATGGGCTTACACCTGCTTAAATGAATTGCCTTATTTGGAAGCCTATGATAAAATTGATTTTAGTAGTCCTGAATCGCGCACGTCTCTACACTTTGGTAGAAGCAAAAAATCTGCTTTAGGTGTTCAAAGATTTGAGCGATTTAAACGTATTTGTCCACAATTTTTTGAGTATGTGAAAGAGAATTATGAAGGATTTTAATTGGGCTGACTATTCCTTAGCTAGAATCAATTTAGTCGCATCAGGACGTGGGAATTGTGGAGAAATCCTGCCTAAAGCTACCGATGAAACTATTATCAAATTTCGAGAATCTCTAGCAGGTTGTTTGGATGAAGACGATCGTCAAATGCTAGGAATTTATGACAAATTGGTAGATTGCCCTGTTAATACTTTAGGCTTTGAGATGCGTAATTATTACAAAAATAACGGGCATTCTCCCATTGAGCCTACAGGTACTTTTCCCGTGCGCTACATCATGATTCACGATGCTCATCACGTTTTAATTAACGCTTCTACCTCTGAGCAAGGCGAACTTAATGTGCTTGCGTTTGAGTGTGGAATGATTAAGCACGGCAGCTCGTCAGAATCAATCATTCCCTTACTCGCACAGGCTAAGGCTTTCCCAGATTGCGATATTGTTGAGATTGCAAAATATTGGGAAATGGGTTGTAATGCTAAGTTTGGGCTTTTGGAACAATGGGATTTGGCTCAATGGATTGACAAACCAGTACAAGAAATCAAACAAACTTATGCGGTCAAACAACCCTTACAAAAATAAAGGATTGTCAAATGTTAGGGGCTTTTAAAAATGAGTAACTTTATTGAATTTCTTTTCAGTATTGAAGGCTCTTTAATCCCTAGAAACTACCATTATTGTCTCTATTCCGCTTTGACGGGATTAGCTCCTAAGCTCAAAGATAACCCTGAGTGGGCGATCGGTAGAATCAGTAACACAAATATTTTTGACGATCGCACATTACGTTTAACTCAAAGCACTATAAAGCTACGTTGCTCCAAAGATTTAATTACAGAGCTAACGATGCTTTTTGATTGTCAAATCCATTTAGGCAAAGAGTTGATTAAACTCAAGCTGGTTAATGGCACAGAGCTAAAATCTCAAGAGAATCTAGCGGCTTGGGTATCAATTAAAACCGACAACAATCGTGAACCCGATCTTACTAGGTTTGCGATGTCGCTAGGCAAGCAACTAGCAAAGTTTGATATTGATACACTGCCAACAATAGGGCGCAAAGAGCAGCTAATTATTAAAAAGCAGCCGTGTGCTGTATACCCTGTAATGTTTTTAGATTTGCACCCTAACGAGTCTTTGATATTACAAGAGAAAGGGTTGGGAGGTCGCAAACATCTAGGATGCGGGTTTTTTGAATAAACTAACTTTACACCCCCAGCCGTTGCACCCGCGACGGCTTTTTTTTGTGCCTATAAAAATAGTTTGGTTTTGCTATTGACAAAACCTATAGGGTGATCAATAATAGATCATTGAGTTAAACAAAGGAACAAAGCAATGCTACTAGGTAATCTTGATCTTAACGAAGTGTCAACAGATATTTTTGTTAAAGAAGTTTGGATCGCTGATCACTATCCAGCGGATGGCAATATCCCATTGACAGTTCATTTTATGTCTGATGGAACTGCTATCGTTTTGAATCCTCTAACAGGGGATGAATTTTATCCAACCGCCGAAAGTTTTGATAAAGCTTACGCTGAATTTGATTACGATTGGAATCAAGTAGATGCCTAGAGGCGGCAATCACGGAGGCGGTAGACCTAAGAAACCGCCCGAAATAAAGGCTAAGACATATTCCTACTGTTTTAGCCCAATCTTAGGAGATGCGATCGCCGCTATTGGTGACAACGCATCGCAGTCAATCCAAGCCATAGTGCTTAAGTATTTTGGGATTACTCCCTTGCAATGGGAGATTTACACAACTTGGATCGAATGCGATCGCAAAGTTGTCGCAACAGCCGAAAAGCTAGGGCGAGATCCTGAGAACATCAGGCAAGTCGTTGCAAAAGTTAAACGGAAATTAACAAAAACATAGTTTTGGGAGCTGCTTAGATAGCAGCTTTTTTGTGTCGCCACGCATAGAGATATATCTACGCTTTACAGGGTTGGGATTTGTAAATTAATGGTTTATTTGCGTACAATCGTACTATACTTATTAAGTAATCAAGTTTAGGTAAACAAAAAAAGCGATGGGCAAAGCAGCTACACACAGCCAAGTTAAGGCTTATATCCCTCCTGACAAACACCGTAACGCCCGAATTGCGTCTGAGGTTTTGGGAGAAACGATTAACGACACTATCGAAGCAGCGATCGATAATTTGATTGCTAGAGCAAATATTAAAGGTTTGGCGATCGCTACTGAACCGCCAGCAGAAAAACTGCAATCAATAGAGGATTTGCGTAAAGCATTAGGTAATGGTGAGATGGCAAAAGCTAAGGAGCGTTTAGCATGAATTACAGTTTTATTGGCGGCGATCGCAGTGGATGGGTTCGTATTTTTGATAAGAGCAAAAAGTTAAAACCAAGCGTTAAAATTTCTGGCGCTGATTTGATTGATTTTCTCGAAGGTCATCGCAAAGCCGATCATCATGGCGCGATGCAACGCAATCTCGAAAAGTTCTACAAAGCGGCGATCGCTAAGGAGGTGGCGGAGTGAGTGTATTAGATCAAGCCACTAAGCAACAAATCACTATATTCCAAGCTAATCGTTCAACCAGCGAACTAGCACTAAGAACTATCCACAGTGACGAGTATAGGCAAGATTTTGAGCGTTCAGTAATAGACATGGTAATTGAAGCCCTTGAACGTGCGATCAGTGAAGCAGGAGTAAAAGCATCATGAATTTAACGATTTAAAACGTATCGCAATCGCTAAGCACGGCGAAGATCGAGCGTGGTCACTAGCCATTATGGAAGGCGATCCGCGTCATAAGAAACCTTGGCAACTTGCGATCGCGCATCCCGTTCAAACCGTGAATGAAAAACTCAAACATCAGATTTGGCAACAAAAAATTAATGATGAAGTGAAATAATAAAAAGCCCTGAATGCATAAACAAAACTCTATGTATTTCGGGCTTTTGATTAACAAATTTGTGATTTACTTTACTTAAAATAGTCTATAATTATAGACGTCTATACAAAAAAAGATTATGAAACAACCTGATGACAACGTATTAATTAATGTTCGAGTTACCCGAAAATTCCGAACTGATGCGGCGATCGCGTCAAAAACTCTTGACAAGCCGATCTCTGAAATTTTGGTTGAAGCTCTCGAAAGAGCGATCGCAGAGGCGGGGGTAAAAGCATGAGACAGGGTGATCGTATTCAAAGCGGTCATCAGCACAATTTTTTCATGATTCCTAACGAAATGATTGATAGTCATATCGAAAATATGACTGCTCTTGGCTTTGTAGTTTATTCAGTATTAATGCGTCACGCAGACGCGGGTTCGCAATGTTTCCCTAGCTATAGCACCCTAGAGAGAAAGTCAGCATTAAGCCGTCCGACCATTGCTAAATGTATTGAGCATTTAGTAACTAAAGGCTATATCAGAAAGCTTGAAATTGGTCACTCAAAAGGACACGCGACGACTTATCAGCTTTTAGATTTATCGCTAGTCCCAACTAGTAAAGGAGATTTGCTAGTTAACGAGGTTAACCAGTCTATGAGTTTAACTAGTAAAGGAGATTTACCAGTAACTAGTAAAGGAGATTTACCGCAACTAGTTAACGAGGTTAACTCCAACAATACACATGTAACAAAACCCATTAATAACAAAACACATATAAAAAAAGAAAGCGATTTTTTTGAAAATTCATCCCTTGAACAAAAAACAGGTAACCTCTCGGATTTAAGTAAACCCGAAGATCCTAAGACTCCCCCCCTACCCCCCCTCAGTGTGGCGGCGCAAAAACTTCAAGAGCAATTTGAAGGGCGATTTAAAAATAAGCCTAATAGATACGCCCCTCAAGGCTTGGTTGAGGCTGGTTTTGGTGAATGGCATTTAGGCGAAGACTATGACAACTGGCGACCATCTTTAATCAAGGTTGCCCAACAGGTCAAACGCGAGTTAAAGCAACCTTGCGAGGTTAAAGACGCGACTAAATACCTTTTCAACACAGCCAGACAATCGCGAATCGAAGGACATTGGGGAACTTTTAAAGGCATGACTAAAGAGGCGATCGCCATAGAACAAGCCCAAACCCTGCGATCACAACAGCAACCCACCCCGATCGCAGTACAAGAGTCAGAAATCATTGCACCAATACCAAGCATGGCAAGAGAATACGCAGCCAAATTAGCTAGGAAAGCATCATGAAAGATCTATCAACTGGTGAAAGTCTATGCTCAGTCGTAGCAGAAAATATCGTCATTGCCACAGTATTAAGCTCTCAGGACGTGATAAAGGCTGTTACCCCTATACTGACTAGCGAGATGTTTTATACAGCCCTTCACGGTCAAATTTTTAATACCTGCGTAGAATTATTTAATTCAGGTGGTTATATTAGCCCTGAATCTGTGTATCAGCACATGGCAACCAAGCGCGAAATGAAAGATTTACCGCCAAATCTAAACGATCGCGCCGCTATTTTTGCACTGTACGAGAATCATTTACCATCCCCTAGCATTGTTGAATATGCCGAGCTAATCCGAGAAAAGTATAAATCTCGAAAGTATCGCGACTTTTGCCGAGAGGCTCAAGGCATTTTTCAAGAGCGTGAATTTGCGGACTCACTCTCGTGGTTTGAGCAAAAGCTCGTAGAATTTCGGGCTTTGCAAGATGATGAAAGTCACACCCGATTAATGTTTGATGTCATGGGAGAAGAGTTTATAAACTTAACCAAGATCGCAGAGGCTAGGGAGACAGGCAATATTCACGAATCGATCCTACCGACTGGATTTAAAGATCTTGATTACTTGCTGTCAGGTGGACTTCCAAGGCAAAGACTCGTAACGATACTTGGTAGCACTGGCATGGGTAAAACTACAATACTACTTGAGCTACTGACTTACACTTCTTACGTGATGAGGCAGCCATCATTGTTCTTTTCTCTTGAGATGAGTAGCTCAGCACAAGCTCAGAAACTATTCTCTAAACATGCTCAAATCAGTACAGGATCATTGCAAAACGGTCACATTAAGCCTGAAGAATGGGGCGTATTGATGGAAGCTCAAGAGAACTATTCGGGTTTACCTATGAAGGTCAACGATCGCGCCCGAAAGATTGAAGATATTGTCTCTATTGCAAGACGGTTTTATGCTGAGCATGGATCTATTGGGATGATTGGGATTGACTATTTAACATTGGTTCGCACTAATCAAAACATGCTAACTAGAGAGCGTGTAGATTATGTGTTAGAAGAGCTTAATCAACTCAAAAAGGAATTAGATACTCGCATCGTAGTTTTATGCCAAATTGGGCGCGATACTAAGCAATCAGGAGATAAGCGCCCAACAATTTACAGCGCTAAAGAATCAGGTGGAGTAGAGGAAGCTAGCGATCTAATGATTGGCTGCTACCGCGACGAATACTACAACAAAGACACAGTAGACGCAGGCATTTTAGAGTTAATCACTTTAAAGAATCGCTATGGCAGAACGGGTACGGTCAAACTGATTTGGGACGGTGCTAACTCTACAGTTTCTAACCTGAGGGCAAATCATGGATACTAACACTCTATCCCCTGACTTCTCACAATTCATCATTGCCAAACAGACAGAATTGGAACTAATCGCCGCTTACGTTGGCAAGGATGAAGCCCAAAAAATCCTAACAACAGCACTGCAAGAAATAGGCGAAATATCACCGCCCGTAGTGACTGCAACCGCGATGATTAAAGACCCTTACGACTATATTTTGTTGGCTGGAAAGCTGGTAGAAAAGCGTAAAACCCTAGTAAATCAGCGCAAAGATTTAGATAACGAACTCAAAGAAAATCTAATTTCACTTGAATCAAAACTAGGGGAAATACCAGTAAGCGATCGCCTTGCTGCTTGGCTCTCTAAATACAAGTTGAGAACTGGCTCTGAGGTTGAGACTGTTTCCCAAATTGCTGATATTGCCACGATTAAAAAATTAATTAGCTCTTTAAAATCTTTACTATGAATAAACTCCCCATCTGCATCCCCTCTATCCCATCCCCTGATACCAGCCCCGAAATATGGCGACAAGTTGCGCCGATCCTAAGTGCGATCGCAGAACATGAGCAAAGGCGCAAGCTCAAAGATGATCGCGCTATTGCCACTAATGCGTTATTCGTAGCTCGGTATTTGGTGTATAAAAATCAGTGGTCTAGCCTATGGCAGTCGCTATTAGATCGCAGCGTTTTGCATATTGGTGACGTGCCAAAATTACAACCGCCAAAAGCTAGACCAGAATCAGAGTTAGAGATGATCGCAGCTCCACCGCCAAAACCGAAAAGCGATCGCCCAAAGACAAAGCCGCCCAAGAATGTTGCGACAAAGCCAAAAAAGAAAAAGCCACGTAAACGATTAACCGATCGCAAATCGCCAACGTACCTATATGTTTTTGCGTGTCTAGCGCCCTGCTTAAGTGGTTTGCTATCAGTAATCACCCTATACAGCTTTTTTGCCTACATCGCCCCGTTATGCCCACGACAAAAACCACCGATCCGCGATCGCCCCGATGGTCAGCGTATAAAAGCTTTGCTTGCTTATAAGGCTAGCGGCGGTGAATATTCAAGCCTAAAAGTGTATCTCCCATCGCTCAAAAAACGGTATAGGATGCACCCTGATGTTTCTAAATTGCTACTTGATTGGAGTAATCCAAAACGCACACGCACCCGTAAGAAAGTTGAATCAGACAAACAGAAGGGGGTCGCTAAACGGATTATCTCGACTGAGCAGATTAACTCAGTGCTTACAGATAAATGGCAGGATGCTGTAACAATTGCTTACAAGCTGAACGAGCTGTTAGGCGAGAATATTGAGCTAAGAAAATTATCCAAACTTCTCTACAATCGCTCTGTAGCAGGGGAAATTTATCGCTACAATCGTGATCATCATGAGATTTCTTTCTTCTCACGGGTGCAAGCAACAGAATTTGAGAACGAATGGATGACGCTAGAGATGGCTTATCAGCTTGCAATATCTAGAGGATGTCCATTTGCTAGGAATACCTTTAGGAAAACCCACAGATTTGATTACAACGCTTACGGGTTAGAGTTTCGCAAAGCCGCCCCTGATAACGAGTGCAGTCTGCTACGGTATCGCGATATCCAGCCATAGATTTTAGTCTATGTTTTGCGGGTTTATTGTGATGGATAGTTATGGTTAGGGTATTGTATGTTTTGTAAGGATTGTACTATTATGTAAACAGTTAAGAGATTAACGATTAACACAAACAAGCAGAGGTGCAAACAAATGATTGATCAATATGTAATTGTGCGAACTTGCAGCGCGGGTGTATTCGCGGGAATCCTTGAAGCTTTTGAGGGTAAGCAAGCAACGATACGCAATGCTAGGCGTTTGTGGCGATGGTCTGGGGCGGCTTCGCTGTCTCAGTTAGCCCAGTCAGGAACTAGCGATCCTAGCGGTTGCAAATTCCCCGAAGAAGTTAATCAAATCATACTCACTGAAGTGATTGAAATCTTGTCAGTGACAGAAATTGCGAAAGATTCAATCGCGGAGGTTGCTGTATGGAAGATCTAAATACTGATTATGGCTATGGCTCTGGCTCTGGCTATGGCGATGGCTCTGGCTCTGGCTCTGGCTATGGCTCTGGCTCTGGCTCTGGCTCTGGCTCTGGCTATGGCTCTGGCTCTGGCTCTGGCTATGGCTCTGGCTCTGGCTCTGGCTATGGCTCTGGCTATGGCTCTGGCGATGGCTCTGGCTATGGCTCTGGCG